TGGATGAACTCAATCTTGTTGCCCTCATAGATGGGGCAGAAAAGTTCGCTTTTTAAACCGGATGACTTGTCCTGCGCGAATGGTCGCAAAGTGATCACTCCCTGCCATATATCCCAGACTGAAATATGTTCCGGTCTTAAACTTCAAACCAAGATCTACACCCACGTAGATCCCTTGAAAGGTTTGATCATACCCGATTGCTGCACCCGTTTGAAAGGATGCAATTAACTGGAATCTGTCCGGCTTATATATGTTCGTTACCTCACTTACCGGCTTCAATATCTTATACCGGAAATCCCTCGCTACAATAGTGTTCTGGTAGATCGTATCTCTGATCGTTGCCTCCAATAAGCTATCTCTCAATGTCTGCTCATAGATCACTGCATCATTCACAAAGTGATCCACTATTCGCACAGTGTCACTCTTGTCCAGAACAAAGGTGTCTGTGAGAAATCTCAATACGGTCTTTTCCTGCCACCTTACAACCTCTCTCTCTTTTATCTGATATATGGTGTCATGCGATGGAAGTTCTGCTCTTACAACTCTTGTTATGCTATCATAGATCAATTGTACATCAATCCTGTCGGGGGCATCGTGAGGGCGATTGCAACCCCGAGCAAGGATCAATGCGATCACTGTCGCTATCAACGCAGCAATCAGGATCATTTTTGCATCTATTCTCATGGTCGGTACAACTCGAAATGTGGAAGGTCATCAAAAGTCTGATCATGCAGGATGACTCCATCCTTGTCCCAATTTCCTCCCCACCGGATCAGATGCGAGATCTCTCCCATGTCGAACAACTCCCTTGCACAACTCTGGACAACTCCTGCGACATAGCAAAGAGATCCAATGTCATAAGCCAACTTCTTGCGCGTTTCATAATCTGGATGGTAGATGTAGATGTCAACCGCCTCACTCAACTCTCTCCAACCATTCCCCACTACATGCTTTGCCCTGCTCTTGTTCTTTTCCAATCTTGGATCTAACTTGCTCTTGCCCTGTTGGAAATAATCCAACTGTTGATCCCATGATCTTGCACCCTGCGACACACCAAAGTCCACAGATGATCTCTGTATGGCTAACTGCATGATGCTGATCAGATCCCTCTGGCAAGTGTCTATCCTTTCCTGTGATTTTTTTCCAAATATATGGCTCATGTTATTCTGGTATTTCTCGTTGTTCCCTCATCAACTCCTCCTCCTCCATCAATTCAAAGATCTCCTCATTCGTGATGTATTGGTTGCTTACAGGAGTATTCCGGTTCACCTCCAGAACATCTCTCACCAGAACAGTATCAACCGGAGACCCTCTCCCATCGTCATAGATGATAATCGCTTTTTGCTCTCGATCATACCCTCGTAGATCATTCCTGTCCTGTGCATTAACAGTCGTCAAGCTGCAACTTCCAAACAGCAGCGCGACCAGATACCCGATTGAGTTTCGCATTTAGTGTGTCAACTTTTGGTTGGTATTCCTTTGATGTTTTAATCGTTCCACTATTCACCCCATTATCATAGACAAGATCCGCAACATATCCCAGACCACCACCCACAACTGTCAAAACCGCCAAAATCTCCTTTAGGTTGGATTTTAGCCAAGTCATCACACTTTCAGCTTGAACCACGTAACAAAAGCACCGATCATCAATTGAATGCCTGCGATAACTCCAACGGCTTTCTGCTTGAATTGCTTATCCTTTTCAATGTATCGCGCATTGCAATCCACTTTGTGAACCAATCCTTTCTGGTTCATTTCCTTGTTACCTATCAATGCACTCTTGATCTCGGCTACATCTCTTTTAAGCTGATCCATTTCCTCCATGTTAACAGTTCCAAAGGTTAACAAATAGGGTTATACTGATTTCACATAAAACCGGACTGTGCAAACATAACTTACTGCTGTGTCATTATAGAAGTCTGTACTATCAGAAGCCTCAATATTGCTCTTTATCATCGACAGAACAGCATAGCTTGTAACGGTATTTGTTACATCGAATTCTGCTGCGATCAGATCCTCCACTTGTTTATCTATTCCGATCGTCCCGTTGTCGATGATATTGCCAAGAGTCGTGGCTTTATCACTATCCTCTACCGTTGCCTTCAATACACTCAACTCCCTCTCTCCACTATCATACTCCCAATCAGTGATCTCTGATGTTGAGGGTAATGTGTAATCATCCGGAACTCTGGATGCAGGAAGTTGAACTATTGTACCGTTGTGTACGTGTGCCATGATCTTTGATTTTTAGTCGTTTGTTTCTGATTTCTTTTGATTATACATGAAATACATCGATGCCCCTCCGATAGTAACGAATGTCGTGCCGGCTGCACTTGCTGCAAGTATTATGTCGGACTTCATCAAATAGGCAAAGATCAACACTTGCTCGGACATCAATAATGCAGAGACCACCACCACGAATGATGTCAACCTCGAGCTGCTGTCTTTGCCATTATGATCCTTGAAAAACTCCATTATCTCAAACTCATATTAAAGAGGTTGAACGAGTTTACAACAACGTTATTGCTGCCCGTATTATTGATAACATAGATTTCTAAATAGTCGTTTGTCGCAAGTTGCGCAAATATGTGTATTGCCGTACTGGCATACTCTGCATTATCGGCCGTTGACAATACTTTTGAGCCTGTTATCTTCGTCCCATTTTTTCTCATTTCCAACTCAATCTGTTGGTTGTTTCCTGCGGTTGATTTGAATGAGATTGTTGCTCCTGCATGAAAGGTCATGGTTTTAGTTCCTGTATAACGTAACCGCCCATCGCTTGGGCTATCCCAATCACCCATGCTGTTGCTACTTAATGTTGTGGTGTTATCAATCAGCGTCTTTGTTGAACTACTTCCTGTTATGGTTGTTTCCGTTTCGCTATAAATTTCACCCATCTGCACAGAGTGGTAGATGTTCTCCCAACCGGTGTTGGTTTCTGAGCCTGTGTGTTTAATATAAATATTGCCATTTGTCCCATCAATAGCAATGTCACCAATCGACCCAGATGTCGTTGTCCCTTCTGGATTCTCGTCCACTCTAAAGATCTGGACATCTCCTGCCGTATTTTCAACTGTAATTATTGGCGTGTCATTCGTGACGGCTGCATCAATGTGAAAGGTTGAACTTGGTGCTGTTGTTCCTATCCCTACTAGTTTTGCTGATGTCGTTAAGCTATCTGCTTCATAAGTCCACGTTCCCCCATTAGAGGTTGCCACATCAGTCCATTTAGAACCATCATAAAACACCACCACCTCGTTGGTCGTATCATACGCAAAACTGCCATTGTAAACACTTGTCAAGGTATCTAAATTAGTGTGGTCAGTTCGCACCATCACATCCCTGCCGAATATCTTTGTGTTGCCCTGTTCTCTATATCGGATATGTCCATCTTGTGCAGACACCTCCAGAACAGTCACCAACATCATTAAGCAAAATGTCAATTTTTTCATCCTTTCAATAGTATGTTAATTTCCACATTTGATTTGCTGACTCCGGAATTTATGATCACTTTATTTGTTTCATCATCCGGATCTCTCCTCCAACTCACTCCCAACTCCTCCCCATCACTATTCAGTACTTGCACTATTCTTGCTTTCTCTCCTGCATCGTGCGTTACTGACATATCAGTGTCAGCCACCAGAGTGACTGTCTCTGAGTATATCATTGGAAAAGCATCGATGAATGTTGAGAAATCTGACTGTGTAGGAACATCTCCAGTCTCAAACAGCGCCTTTATGCCTGCCCTTGTGAAAGTTAAACTCATGAGATCATGTCTTGGTTTGGCAACTGTCTATTGACTCCTGTTGCTCTGATTTTAAATCCTGTCCTCCGCTTATCAACATCAACACTGTCATAAGTCGTACTGTCAAACGTATAAGCCATATCACTAAAATACTTGTATAGCGATCTTTTTAATGCTGCCTTTTCATTCTGCCAGTAGCTAAGGTAGGCATCTAACTTCACACCGGAAACTTGTTGCGCTGATTCATTTTGAATCTCCTGCAAACCCTGATGACTGACATTAATGCCAGAATTGACAGCATAAGCGCAATATACGTCATGCGATAGATACGGTCTCACATATCCCTCCAATAATGTCCCCAACTCTACCTCTTCCCAATTTGTAGTATTGGTTGTAGATGGTTTCTCATTTGTGTTTGTCGTCAATGACTTCCAAACCTTCACCACTCCATACTCGCTGAATAGCACCTGATCATCTGCCACATAAGCATTATTCTTACTCCAATCAATCAACTCCAGATCCGCAAGATCCTCCAGATCAGAAAACAGATCCGCATCAAATACGGATTGCAATTTCCGTATCGCCTTGCCTATATATGGAAGCAGCTTGTCATCGATCACATTCTTATTGATCGGAACTACTGACTGAATGATGTATTCCTTTGTTATCATAGGTCGCCTTGCTCTGGGTTACTCTCCGGTTCATCCCTCTCTGGTAGATCCACTATTCCTCTGATCTCTGTATCAGTCATTCTCTCCAGAACCTTCGTGGCTACCAATGGAGATATTGTTCCTAATGCTTCTGCAACTTGATTGGCTGATGACTCCAAAGGCTCTAAGCCTGCCAGATCCCGTTTCTCTGGTAATGTCATTACATCCTGCACCCAATCAGGCAACTCATCCAATAACTCCAGAGGCTCAATCGTCCAATCCACATCCGGAAACACAATGGATAAGCCTCGCTCTATCAGCCTTTGTTTTTTGCCAATGGTCTTTTGATACATCCGCAAAATGTTCTTAACCTCTTGCACATTCCCTAACTGCCCCTGCTTGGCAAAGCCGGGCACTAATACCTCCGGAACTTCCATGCCTCTGCACACTCTCCTCCCAACTCTATCAGCCGCCTCTGTCGTAGAGTTCAGGATTTTTTCTTGGCTGAATGTGTCAAGTTGTGGCTTCTGATCCGCACTCGCAACTTCCATGTGCATTATAGGCGCAGCATTCTCTCCCGTAAACCTCGACATCTCTTTGTCGAAAGCATCCTGCTCTGTCAATCCACTCTCATCCTCCTCCTGATCATCCATTTTGCCAATGGTCGTCAGGATTGCATCTGGACGAAATCCCTTTTTCACATTCCTCCAATCCATCTTGCCCAAAGCTGCATCAGCCTCAACCTCCTCCATCGCTGCCCATGATACCGGTATAGGGTATTCCTTTTGCCCTGATCTCTTGTTGTAGATGTAAACAATATCCCCTATTTGCTCACCATGTAAAGCAATCTGGCGATCTACTCTGGAGAGTCTGGATGATGGAGTCTCATTTGGATTAAATTGGAAGTACGTTATTCTGTCTGCCTTTTTATCCTTTTGCTCGACCAACTTCGCATTGTAGTAATATGTGCCATCGTCATTTTTCCTGACAAGTTCAAACGGTATCACATAGATGTTTGCAGGCTCTCCGACATTGTTGTACTTCACCACCAATGAGTATGCCTCAAATATTGACACCACATCAGCAACCTCCATGATCAAGTCGTCTGCTGTTTGCTTTGGGTTGATCATTAGATCAGCAATCGCCTGATCAGATAACCCATTCCCCTCGATGAATTCAGACTTTCTCGCTCGGCATGATGTAGCGGTAACACTCGCCTCAATCGCTTTTAACAACTGATTTGGCAGGAAATTATCCTTGCCATAATCATATCGCCTCTGGCTCTTGTTATGTGAAACGGCTGCGGCTCTGTTCCACTTTGGAAGAAATGACTTCGCAACCCTCCCTTTTTTATCGCTATTTGAGGGCATTTTAGCCATCTGGATTTAGTCCTCTATTCCTTCTGCCAAAGCAACATAATCAGCCTTGCGATCTGCACCAGAATGATCAACGCCTGCCTCGTCAAGTATTACCTTCAACTCTGCAATGGTATTCTTTGCATAACCTCCATCAATCGATGCTGATTTAGCACCCATTCCTTTGCGGATCTTCTCTGCTTCCGCTTTGGTCACGATCAAATTGCCATACGTTCCCCTCCTCAACATGAACTCTGCCTGTTGATCAGTCAATTCATCTGCTGTCACAACCCATCTCCGGAGAGGAATGCTCACTCTTGCATCCTCATGCTCTGGGTTGAACCGATATTTGCTGCTTGGTGGTGTTGGAACTGCTTTTGCCATGATAAAATTATTTTGTTTAAATCTCGTTAACTCAATATACGCCAATAGTTGCTCGTTTTCACAAGTTGGGCACAAGTTAGAACGAAAAACCTCCCCATGCAATTGTATGAGGAGGTTTCTATCTGTTTGTTTATTTCTAAACCCGTACCGTAATGCCTTTAGAATCTCCCCTCGTAGATTCTTAGACAACCTGTGCGTCCAATGCAGCGATGTTTACCGCTAAAGTTGATCCCTCATCATAAACAAGATTCCAATTGTCAAATTGCCCTGTGAATGTCAGCTTTGCACTTGTGTCATCATTAAGCAAAATGCCATCATTTTTCTCTCCAGAGGACACCATCAACCCATAGTTATCGAACTGTGAATTGTCGCCTTTGTTGATTCCAAAGACTTCAATCTGTCCGTGATTCCCTTCCGCAACTATGAATACATCCTCTGCATCAATCAGTTGTTCCAGACTCAATCTCTCTACTGCACTTCTTGCAAACAGCACAGCATTGAAGTTCTGCACTCTCATGGAGACATTCTCTCCAACCTCCAGACTATGTGCTGCACCATGCTTCAACCTCTTACCTGTGATTGTTTTCAGACCCTTAGTGGCTGCGAAAGTAAATGCCGTTACCTCTTGCTCTGTTCCGAAGGTCACACTATCCAACTCGCTGATGTTTCCTATCCAGAAACGTTTGTCGAATCCTCCTTTCTTTTTAAGAGCATCACAACTTGGTGTTGTTGTCGTAAGTGTACTCGCACAACTCATTAGCTTTTGTTTTAGATGTTATAAAATATGGAGGAGGGTTGAACCTCCTCCGATCAATTCTGTCTTAGCTTACGTCCTCTGGTCGAAGCATAACGATCTCGCCATAGTATCCTGCTTTGATGTCAGATTTCATGGCTGCTTTGATCCGGATCTTATCCTCATTCGTCTTGTCTCTCATATCCAAGATTCTAAGCATGGAATCCTCTCCCAATACATCAACACCTAAGAATACGTTTGCAGGGTCCCAAACAGCAATATTGTTCGGTGTCCAGTGGTTCATCTCCTCCAGAGCATTTCCTAAGAAATCCAATGTGCGATCTCCAACATAATAAGCACCAGATCCAGTTGCAGGCGCGGCTGTTGCCAACTTGTATGCCCATGATACGTGCTGTGGTACTAAGATCTTCGCCATCGGTCTCACTGCCTCCGGAATCTGTCGATAGACATTGCTCATGTGTGTTATCACATTCCCCTCATTAATGAACTGCGCAAACCCTTCTGTTGCAGGAGTCGCCCCTGTGATCTCCACTCCCAGAGAGAATGTAGTTGAACTCAACACGCTGATCTGGAATGATTGCCCCTCAATAGTTGCACCATCGTACTGCTGATTCCCATCAGTACCTACAAGTGTCACAAAATCTCCATCGTTGAGATCTGATGTGCTGCCTACTGTTACAACGCCCGGATCTGCTGTCGTTATTCCAGAGATTGTCTGCTCTCCATAATTGGCAGATAACAGATTGGATGCAGATGCTGCCTCAATGTTTGCTAAAATACCGGCATAACTCGCGGTGAAAGTAGCCTCACTTGTGCCTGCTTTTCCAAGCGTATAAAGTTTGCTGTTCGCAATACCCAACTTAGTAGCAATAGCATTCTCAATCCACTCCATGAAATCCGCAGGCGGCTCTCCATCATTCAATGATCCTGCCCTCAACTCGGCTGCCTCCCAAGTAGTGTACAACGCATTCAGATCCAAGTCTTTGTGAAATTCATATTTCACCAGATCCAGAACAGTCTCATCCATGCCAAGATCTCCAGTTGCACCGGAAAAGTCTGCACTTGGATCAGCTAGCTCAACATCAATGTCAAGTTTACGTACCACTCTTTTCTTTTTCACATTGTCCAGAACTGTTACCAATCCTCGCTCTGCAAGTCCGTTTTTCGGGAGTAACGCATCGGAAATGATTCCTGCAAGTTTATCCCCTGCATACGTGTTACTTACTAAGTTGATGTCTGCTAATGCCATTACGTTCTTTTTTTATCGTTTATATTCTTGGTTTATCAATCTTGTTTTGCTCTGTTTGCAACCGCTTGCGCAACTGTCGCAGGCTTCTTGTTCTGTGTTGTCTTAACAGGAGTAGCTGTCCCTTTATCCGCAGGAACTAAGTTTTTAAACTCTGCCAAAGTATCGACCAAGTTAGCCAAGTTCTCTGCCAATTCAGTGATGTGATCATTCTGCTCTGTTATCTTGCTCTCCAATGAACTCTCCAGAGCATCGATCTTCGCATTCACCGCTTCCCCATCATCAACCGGCTCTGCAACCTCTATCCCTGTGATAAATCCATCAGCAACAGAGATCTTGCGACCATCAGCCAATGTGTAATCTCCATCCGCAACCGGACTCTCCATCCCTTCATCAGTAAATACTGCTGTCCCTTCACTGATCTCTGTACCATCAAAATGGATAGCATCACCTCCATCAACCTCCACACTCATATTTGTAGGCTCTGGAGATCCTTCCCCCTCGCTTTTGTTTATGAGTTTTTCAATTGATCCTGTTAGGTTCTTTAATGCGTCTGCGATCTTCATATCGTTATTGCTTTGATTTTTGTTTTTTAATACCAATGCTGCCATTCGATTATTGAATGTAACTGCTCTTTTGTTTTCGGACTTCAATCCTGCCTCCTCTAATTTGCCTGTTGCAAATCCCAGATTCATACACTGATCCACACTTAAATTGGTAGATCCCTCCATTAGTAACGACACCTCTCCTCTGTTATCTTCACCAATAACGCTCATATAAAGGTCAAGCAATTTAGCTTCCTCCTTTTTGATCTCATTAGCGAAGTCTTGTAGATCGTCCCCCGTTAACATCCAAGGCAATCCCATTGCATCAATCCATACTGGATGAATCAGAAAGTCGGAATTTTCCGCAATCAATCTCTCATCGCCTGCTAAGAAAACGACAACGGCAGAACTGTTGACCTTGTATCCTTTAGTGATGACCTTCTTGCCACAATTTTTCAGCATGTCATAGATGATCCTCGCCTCACTTGTGCTGCCTCCATCACTTCGTATGTCCACAATTATCTCTGTGGCATCCTTGTTCTCATTGAGGAAATCGGAAAGTGTGGTTGCACTGAATACTGGCTGCGCCTCGTCAAACATCTCCGCGAAAATGTCGAACTGTGCAATATCTCTATCCAATACGATCACCGGACTCTCCATGCACCAAAACTAAGTATGTTGTACTATATTTGCTTAAACTTCATTCCCATTGTGCGCCCACAAATGCCTGAAAAGGACAAAAATAAGGTTAGGAATTGGTCAGAAATAAAAGTACGTGTTGACCCAGACACCAGAGAGCAATTCCAGAAATCACTCAAAGATACAGGCGAGAGTCAAAGTCATGCAATGCGCAGGATGATCAGAAACTACTCAAAGGATTCCCACTCCACAAAGTAGCCGATTTCATCTTCACCCCATGCGAACCACTCAACGGTTGATTCCATATCACAACCGAAATACATGGCTTCGGCTGCATTATAAGCATCCCGTTCCTCCTCCGTTTCAAAGTGTAATTTTTTAGTAATAGCCATAGTAAGCATTCATTTCTGCCTCAATATAGGCTTGTTGTTCTGTTCCGGTATTGATATAAAGTATCATGTCTCCAATGTTGCTACCAACATCACACCACTCAAAGATCTCCGGAATTGCACTGATCCATTGAATATGTCCCGACCAATCGATGTCTTTTATAGTGACAATACACTCATTGTTCAGTGTTGCCGTACCCATTGCCCCTGCCTGTTCTGGAGAGATCTCTGATCCATTGACCTTTGTTGTGGGAGTTCCGGAACTTGTTGAGGTCGCCAGTGTCGATGTCTCATTGTCATCACTCATTCCAATACGTGGGTTTGCATCTTTGGAAACTACGTAATAGTACCTCCCTGCATGTGCCCCTCCCAATGGCTTATAGCTTGCGTAAACTGTCCCTGCCTCGCCCTGTGCGAACGCATAGAACCTCATTGCCTGTGTGGTACTGACTATCTCTCCAACCGGATTGCCATTTGAGTCTGTTATCAACGTTCCTGCACTGACTAATTTAGGTTGATATGCGGCTGTTGTCTGGAAGTCATCATGCCCTAATGCTGCCTGATCATATCTACGTGTTACCAGACCATCATTTGCCCCTGTCCATGTCGTTAGTGTTCCATCGGTTATCTCGGCTGCTGTGAAATCAGCCGTTGCGTTGTCCGAACTCCTCCGGATATTCACAATAGGCAATGCTGCATAAGCCGTTGTAAGTAATCGGAAACTTGTCGCTTTGTTCGGTTCATTTATCAGACCATCCAGAAGATAGCCTGTTACCGTTGCTGATACGCCTGCTATTGAATAGCCTGTTGCTGTTGCTTCATTTGCGCCTCCATGTACGGTCACAGAACCAACCGCACCAACTGTCCAAACATAGGTATTTGATGCTTGTGTTATTAACTGATAACCATCCGGAACAGGCAACCAAAAGCGATAACTCGTAGGTGTTCCGGAACTTGTGATTGTAATGGTAACGGAATCACCAAAGTTTGGTGTGGTGTCAGACAAACCAACAGAAACAATTAACCCTCCTGCGCCACAAAGATCAGCTTCAAATGCGAATCCATCTGCCGCCTGCTTATAATCTACATTGGTCACCGTAGATCCATCGGACTGCTTAACCTTCATGAAAGGCAGCGTATGTG